TTAGCTCTGGCAGCATGAGGCGCCCACGCTCAAACGACAGTAGGGCAAACCCTGATCTCCAGTCTTTCGGGTTATCCTCGGTGTAATGAACAAATTGCTCCGAGTGTGGCTCTGCCAATGTGCCTGTTTGTACGCCGTAACGAGTTCCACCGTTATGTCGGAAAGCTGGGCTAAAGTCTGTAATCGGCTGTACGGCCAAGTTGTGTGTATGGCCAGTAATGATGTTAACCCCAGCGTTAAGCGAGTTAGCGCGGCCAGCTGAGAACCCGCCTTTCCAGCGGTGCTTAATCATCGTATCGTCATTAATCCAGTAAGACCAGCAAGGTTTCCATAATGGGAAGTGGTCTTTAAGCGTAAAGCCCTCAACTCCCTCGTACTGGCTAGCCTGAGCTGCTAGGAATGTTTCAAAGCGAGCATCGTGGTTGCCTAGCGTCCAGATCAACTCTGCACCAATCGAGGCCTTTTCAATATTACCCATGAACTCTTTGCAGGCCTCCAGCTCCTCTTTGATGGTTGGCGTATTAGACCAGCCAATGCGGGGATGGCGCGAAGCCTGGGAGCCGTCAAACACATCGCCGTTAGCAATAACGACTTTGGGTCTGAACTCCTTGATAATCATCAAAAGCGCTTTGTAGGCTGTGGTGTAATCATCTGGCCAGAAGTGGGCATCGGAGAATACGACTACGCGCCCCTTCTCCATTTGGATCTCACGCCTAGCGTGGTGAGGGGTTTCCTCAGCTCTGCTAATTTTGATGTTTTGGTACTTGAGTTTGTCTTGGCCAGCGCCCTTTGCCTCTAAAACAATGTTGTTTCTGGACTCAATCGCACGCCTGCGCTTTAAAATGTTGCGATAATTGATGCCAACCTTCTTTGCCATCTCAACTGCATTAGGAGCGGCGTTCCATTCAGCTATAAACTCTGCGTCTGTTAGGTGATATCCTGACATATATGCCCTAGAAATTTTGCATATTGTTGTTTATACAGTATATTTGAGAAAATATCATTAAAAAGGTTATCTATGTCACGTACCAAAGAGGCTAGTTCTAAAGAGATTCCCTCTACAGGTCTGAACCTAGACTTCTCTAAAAGCCCAGAGGTATATAAGTTTCTCACATCTAATGCGTTTGTGCGCGGGATGATGGGGCCTGTAGGCTCCGGCAAATCATATGCGTGCGCTGCTGAGGTATTCATTCGCGCAATTCAGCAAAAGCCTAGCCCTATCGATGGCATCCGATATAGCCGTTTTGTTATCGTACGAAACTCGTACCCTGAGCTCAAGACTACCACAATAAAGACGTGGCTAGACCTGTTTCCTGAGAACACCTTTGGCCCAATGCTGCATACGCCGCCCATTACCCATCACATTCGGCTGCCTGCGAGAGAGGGCGCAGCTGGTATTGATTGCGAGGTAATCTTCCTAGCGCTTGACCAGCCAAAAGACGTGCGAAAGCTATTATCCCTAGAGCTAACAGGCGCATGGGTGAACGAGGCGCGTGAATTACCGAAGGCTGTAATCGATGGCCTTACACACCGTGTGGGTCGATACCCTACAAAGCGCGATGGCGGCGCCAGCTGGCATGGTATTTGGATGGATACCAACCCGATGGACGATGACCATTGGTGGTATCGCCTTGCTGAAAAAGAAAAGATGACGGGCGCGTATGCTTGGAAGTTTTTTAAGCAGCCTGGGGGCGTGATTGAGTTGCCAGTAACCGATCTACCAGAGAACCCAGAGGCAAACGACTGCATCTTTGCATCCGGCAAGTGGTGGCAGATTAACAAGAAGGCTGAAAACGTGGCCAACTTACCTGCTGGCTACTATCAGCAGATGCTACTGGGTAAGAATTTAGACTGGATTAGGTGCTATGCAGAAGGTAAGTACACCTATGTTCAGGAGGGTAAGTCGGTGTGGCCAGAATACAACGACAATATTATGTCTGGCCCTACTGAGGTAGATCCTACGGTACCAATCCAAGTCGGTCTTGACTTTGGTTTAACCCCAGCTGCGGTGATCGGACAGCGTTTACCGTCTGGTACGTGGCAGATTATCGATGAGATTGTTACTTTTGATATGGGATTAGAGCGTTTTGGCCATCAACTCATATCCGAGCTCAACGCTAGGTATCCCGGTATACAAGTACTTGTATGGGGCGACCCTGCTGGTATGGCTAGGGATGCGATCTACGAGGTAACGGCCTTTGACTTCCTAAAGACGCTAGGTCTTAAAGCCCAGCCTACGCCATCAAACGACTTCAAGGTGCGCCGAGAGTCGGCTGCCGCGCCCATGCAACGCCTTATTAACGGTAAGCCAGGGCTATTGGTTGACACAAAATGCAAGATGCTGCGTAAATCATTGGCAGGCGGCTACCACTTCAAGCGAATCTCAGTCGGATCAGGCCAAGAGCGCTTTAAGGATGCACCGAATAAGAATGAGCACTCGCACGTAGGCGATGCCTTTGGCTACCTGCTACTAGGCGGTGGCGAATACAAGCGCATGACCCGTGGGCCAGCTGGTCAATCCAAGACTTTTGTAGCCCAAACCGTAGCCAACAGCGACTTTGATATATTTGGACGATGAAATTCTCTATACCGTATGAGGTAATGAATGACGAGGTGCATAAGCGCAAGGGTATGTACTACCTGCCGTTTGTGCCTGAGCACTTTGACCATTTAGACTTTGACCATAAAGAGATATCGGTTCTGTCGCACGTATACGATATTAAGTCTATGGTCTCCCAGCAAGCGCAGATGGGTGTTGCGTTTACTGCGTTTAAAGGCGCTAAGGCTATAGCTGTTTTAGGTGTAGTAAACATTTGGCCAGGGGTTGGTGAGATGTGGAGTCTATTTGATAATCAGGCTAGAGAGATCCCAGCAACAGCGCTTAGAACAGGTAAATCATTTAGCGATATCGCAATTAGATATCTCCAGTTGCATAGATTACAAATAACTGTTAGAACTGACGACAATAGGGCGTTTAGATACGCAAAAGCGATTGGGTTTGAGACTGAAAGCGTGATGCGAAAGTACGGCCCAGATCAGGTTGATTACTTACTTATGGCGAGGTTTTAATATGGGTGGATTATTTGGCGGCGGTGGTGGCCCCGATATGTCAGGTCAAATGGCGCAGCAACGTGAAGAAAATGCTCGCTTAAAACAACAAGCAGACGATGAGCGCAGAGAGCTAGCCGAACAAGCGGCTGGTCGCGTTGCATCACGCAGACGTGGCGGCTCAAGAATGCTGTTGGCAGATACGCGCTTAACTCCAGAGACGGGTGTTGAGCAAACTTTGGGAACTAAAGGAATAGGGGTTTAATCATGGGTGGAGTCGTTCAACCAGTAAGAAAAGCAGTTCAAACAGTTGTTGGTGGCGCAGCTAAAACAGCTAATGAGTTAGTCGGCAACAAATCGCAGGCAGCTGCACAGGCACCAGCACCAGAGGCAGCTGCCGCAAAAGATACAAGAGCAACCGCTATAGATGAAATGATGGGCGCTCGTCGGCGCGGCGCAGCAAGACGTAACCGCTCTTTGCTTTCGGATGCCCGCTTACAAACTCCAGATGAAACGCTTGGCGGCGGCAATAATCTGTAAGGAAAAATAATGCCAGATAAAGATAAGATGCAAAGCAAGGTTGCCAAGGTAATGCGTGAGTATTCCAAAGGCAAACTGAAATCCAGCGGTGGCCAAAAGGTAAAGACACCTGAGCAGGCCAAAGCCATTGCAATGTCAGAAGGCCGCAAGGCTGGGGGATATTAATATGAAGCCTGGACTTTATGCCAATATCCACGCCAAGCGTGAGCGCATTGCTGAAGGCTCTAAGGAAAAGATGCGTAAGCCTGGGTCGCCCGGAGCGCCTACCGACTCTGCATTTAAGAAAGCAGCTAAAACTGCAATGAAGCCTAAGAAGTCATAATGGCCATCGAAGTTCAACGCGAATCGCTAGACACCAAATCACAGCACGTATCCGTATCTTTTGCGGATAAAGATAATGTGCAGTATTTGGCTGGATCTGCAAAGCCTTTTCCTACTGAGGATGTAAGATTATTACGTCTTGAGGAAGGTAAGGCTTTTGCTTTAGGCGTAGTGCGTAGCTTTGCTGATCCCTTGCCAGCAACTCAAAGCATTGATATTGCGATTGCGTTTGCTGCTGGCGTAACTCCAAATATATCTATATCTGGATTGTGCGCTGGTAATGCAATGGGGTTTTTGTATGAGGGTTCAGTAGTGACTGGTGGCACAGCAATTACAGCACTCAACAAAAATAGAAACTCTCTTATTGCAAGTCAGTCTGCGGCGCTATCAAACCCTACAGTTACTACACTTGGCACTCCTATCCTAAGTCAAATACTGATTGGTGGAGAAGGTAAAAAAGCTGGTGGCGGTGCTGTTGGATCATCAGACTTAATACTTAAACCATTAACAACATATCTGTTTAGGTTGACCAATATAAACGGTACAGCTCATGCAGCTGAGATTGTGTTGGAGTGGTACGAATGAAGAAAGAGCATAAGAGTCCTAGCGGCGGTCTTACTGAGGCTGGCCGTAAATACTTTAAGCGGACAGAGGGCGCAAATTTAAAAGCTCCTGTCAAAGAAGGTACAAACCCACGGCGCGTATCTTTTGCTGCTCGCTTTGGTGGGATGGCTGGGCCGTTGACAGATGAGAATGGAAAGCCTACACGCCTAAAGCTGGCGCTGAAGGCATGGGGATTTGGTAGCAAAGAGGCAGCTCGCAACTTTGCGAATAAGCACAAAAAGGATTGATATGGCTGAGATGATGCGTTTAAAACCAGAGGACGTCCTCAAGCGGCACGACATTGCGCTGAGTAAGAAAGAGGACTTTCGCGATCTATACGATGAGGCATACGAGTTTGCTTTGCCACAGCGTAATCTGTACGATGGATATTACGATGGCAAGGTAGGCGGCGCCAAGAAGATGAACCGCGTATTTGATGCTACTGCTATCAACTCTACGCAGCGTTTTGCTAACCGCATCCAATCAGGCATATTCCCGCCACAGCGCAGATGGTGCCGCTTGGAGTCTGGCCCTGATATTCCAGATGACCGCAAGGCAGAGGCAAACGCAGCTCTTGATATCTACACCGAGAAACTGTTTGCAACCATCAAGCAATCTAACTTTGATATTGCAGTCGGTGAGTTCTTGTTGGATCTGTCAGTAGGTACAGCAGTAATGATGGTGCAGCCTGGTGATGACGTATCGCCAATTAACTACATTCCTGTGCCACAGTTTTTGGTTGCGTTTGAAGAAGGCGCTAACGGCCAAGTTGATAACGTATATCGCCGTATGCGTATTAAGGGCGAGGCAATTACACAGCAATGGAAAGATGCCATTATTTCTGCCGATCTGCAAACTAAGATTGATAACAAGCCTACAGAAGATGTAGAGCTAATTGAGGCTACTGTATTTGATCCTAAGCGTGGCGACTATTGCTATCACGTAATCCACAAAGAGTCTAAAGTAGAGGTTGTTTACCGCAGACTAAAGCACAGCCCTTG